ATGGAGGGTCTGCAAGCCCCCGGAATGAAAGTGAGGGTTGTCGGCGTACCAGACGCCTTGACCTTCATCGAGGGGGACTGGATTCGCCGGTCCTGCCCTATGCTCGCTAGTGGGCATTGGGTGGTTTCCAGCGGCCACGACGGGCAACCTAGTGGACTCCGATGGCGTCATGGGTGTGAGTTCGTCAGTGTCGACCTTTCGGCCGCCACTGATGGGCTCTCTCACGACGCCGTCGGGGCAGTGATCGATGGACTCTTCCGCGGGGGCTGCATCCGTTCTGCGGATGTAGCCCTTGCGCGGAGGAGTCTGGGATTGGAGCCGCAGACCAAGTGGACCTGGGAGGGTCTTACTTGGTTTGCGAAGCGGGGAAGTCCGATGGGCACCCCTCTCAGTTTCGTGGTACTTTCTTGGCTCAACGCCTGGGCAACCAGTGCGTTTGAGTCGGCGCGGCATCACGGCGACGATGCTGTTGGCCGTGCTCGCCACTCTTATGAGTTGGACGAGTACGAGCTTGGCATCTCGCTTGTTGGTGGCCGCTTGAACCGCGCGAAAACCTTCGTGTCGTCGTCCGGGTGGACGATGTGCGAGGTTGCAGCGTGGCCGAAGAAAGACACGAAACATGGAACGGCTGTCTTCGTTCCCCCTCCCTGTCCGCCGCCGGGCCTTAGGGCCCCGGTCGCGGCAGATAACCGGGTTGGCCCTCGGTTTCTGCGCAGACAGGAAAGGGTGATGAGGACTCTCTTCCCTTGGTGTGCCCGGGATCCTCGGCTGCGCCTTCCGGCGTGCGTCGGTGGTCTCGGGTACACGGGAAGAGGTCTTGCCGTACCGGCTTCGGTGAGGTCTCGTCTTGCACTGCTGGTTTCCAGCGGCGCTGACTACCTCGTGGCCCGAAACCTGTACGGTAAGAAGCCGTTCCGAGAGGGGGGCCTCTACCCGCGTCCTCTTGTGCCGGAACCGAGCCGCTCTCGCGAGTACCACCTCGCGAGGCGGCTCGTTGCCCAGGATCCTCTCGAGGATCCGTCTGGGGTTCCGGTCACCGTCGAGCAGCTCGTCACCTTCGAGAGCATGCTGGTTGAGAGCCAGTATGTTCTTATGGCGGGAGACAAGCTGCGCCGACGTAGGGACGCGGGTAGACCAGGAAAGACCAAATCGAACGCCCTTTTCCGTCGTTCTGACTCTCGGCTTATACGCCCCCTTACGGTGGCGCATGGGTTGTCGAGTCTGGAGCGATGGGCAGCCAAGCTTCGTAGCTTGACTGTAAGGGTGTTCGAAGACGTAGCCTCTGAGATTCGGGATCGAATCCCAGATCCCACGCAGGAC